GCAAACGTATACGTTTGCGACACCACTCCTGCGATGCCTCACATCCGTGGATTCGTTCACGAAGCTCGCTCACGGTACACTGCCCGAGAGCTTCGCAACCGTGCTACTTCAGACGCACATCTCGGCAATTGCCTCGTACAACGTCTTCGTAGGTGATGCCACGTCTACGGTCCGTGGCATGTTCGCACTACCGTTCTTCTTGACCGTTATGCGCCCGCCCAGCGTTTCCGAGACGAAACGCTCGAAAAACACATTAGACATACGTCGTAATGTGTCCTGAGAGAGAAACTGCGGGAGATTCCTGTCACGATCACGGTAGTACTCATCGCGCGAGATTCTCGCTTGCAACACTCACCCAGAACATCTATATCGACTTATTATCAACATAACTGAATCGTGTCCTCAACAGACGCCCATGCCGAACGATTACTTAGGTTTGACACAAACCCGCGTAATCTTATCTATATCATACGTATTAGACATCCGTCGCAATACGTCCTAAGAACAAATTTGCATGGGGTCTTTGTTGCGTTACGATTCATAACGTCGATATGATATTAATATAGTAACTATGGATAATATTTGTAAGCGAATCTCGCGCACGAAACCCATTAATCACACCTCGTGGACGTAATTCCTGCAAGTACACTGTATAACTCTGCCCGATTGTGACGTTCGGACGAATACCCGTGGTCTTGCAACTTTTACGGCTTGAAACGCTCACGCCGAACGATTACTTAGGCTTCGTACAAGCCCGCGTAATCTTATCTATTATCATACGTATTAGACATGCGTCGTAATACGTCCTGAGAGAGAAACTGCGTGAGGTTTCTGCACAGAGCGATCGCGTCTCTCCTATCTCCCGCTATGATAACACGTAACAACAAGCCAAACTGAAGATACTCGATCCGCTCTTCCCTGGCCAGGCATCGCAGACAAGCTGACTCAGCCGAGCCCGGTCGCCGCTAAACTCTACGTGTGGCACAGGCCACACTACGGTCAGAAGGCTCCGCCTCTTGACCTAGACTCCACCGTCATACGATGGTAAGGATCACCACTCCACTTCAGCCTGCGTCCGTAAACTACCGCACTAAATAGTTTCTTATAGACGTTCCGTTTATGATCCTTACCATCTCCTTCCGGTCACGTGTTTCGTCCGTGTTGTCTATCACCCGCGCCCATACAGAGATTCCTGCATGAAACTCGTCCACGAACTATTTTTACAGAACTTCGTGATAGTGTTTCGCTACTATAGACTTATACGTATCAATACCGTGTTCGGGTGAGGATCAGTGGTCGGTTCAACTTAAAAACATTCTCAGAAACGCTCACACTCACCTAACATAAACTCGTATTAGACATGCGTCGTAATACGTCTATAGGATTGGATCTGTGTGAGGTTTCTTCAGCGACGCACACTCGAGCGATGTCTCAAGGACCAAAGGTCCATTTCGCCGCGCACCTCGTTTTCGTTCACTTCACCTTACAGCGGGAGTTCGCAAGCTTCACTCAGCTGACGGTAGCGTTCACTTCGCGTTAAATTATTCCTTCGCCAACGCTTACGCTTTCGGCTTCGGCGACTCCTCGCTTACTAGCCGAACTGAGGTCGGCTGTTGCGCGACACCTATCTCACCCGTATTTTCCGTATCATCTTCTTATAAAAAACACTGTAGACATACCTCTATCACGAAAACTCACTAAAGATGTCACAACAGTCTTCTCAACAACGACGTCTTGTAAATTCTGCATCTAAATCATGCATGTATTACAACAAAGTATTGCGTTATTGTAGTTTTAATCATACGTTCTGTAGATGAGGTTGCACGGATTTGTTATACAGTTGCATCTGTTGCGTGCATTTGTTGTGAATCTTCTTAGCCGTGCCTCGTCATCGTATCCTTCGCTTGAGATGTTGTTGGAGGCGTGCACGTTACATGCCTCTTGCTCAATCTATTGCGTGTATTTGTTGCGAATCTTCTCATCCGTGTCTCTTGATCGTGTTTCATGCACGTGACTCGTGGCTGTGTTTTGTGCTATCAGTACTATAATATTATAGGTCAACTGACGCTAAGAGAGGGTGGGGGACTTCTCCCCCACCATATTCAATTGTGAAATAAATAAACTGAATCTTGAAATAGATTCCATAGAAATAAAGGAGTAAATCTCATGACAAAAAAACCATTTAACGAACTTACTGAAGCTGGCAAAAAGAAACGCATCACTGCTATCAAAAAAGAATTAGCTAGCAAGAACCTACGCCAAGAACTCGTGCAAGTAGTTTCTATCACTCGAAACGGTGAAAAACTTCCGCCAAAAGTGACTGTCGTTGAAAAAGACGGTCAAGTAATTGGACACAACGTCCTATTCCGCGTTCGTCGGGCTGACTTCAAATGGTCAATCGTAGACGGCGTTAAGACAATCGTGCCATTCGGCGACGGTCTTAAAGAAGGCGAAGAAAAAGTATTCGGTAACGCATACCACTTCGTGCCTGCCGGGAATGACAACTTGTTGAACTTCTACGCTAATCTTAAACCGGGTGTCTACTTCAATGCTACTACACGTACCGATCGTGTACCTACTGACAAGAAGGGTGTTGAACAACCAGCTGACGTATTCGTATACAAAATGTTCGTCGTTAAGTCTACTAAGCTTAATAAGAAGAACCCATATGATCATCTCGATGATGTACAAGAAAACGTGCATGAAGATGTGCCTGAAGTTGAACACGTACCCGTAACTGAAAACGTTACTATGGACATCACTCTCGACGATCTTCCATTCTAATTCTCATCAAATACCTCCTCCTAGAAATTACCTCTTACGCATCTCGCGTGAGAGGTTTTTCTTTTGTGCATCACATGAGTCGTATTTAGCGTATAACTCACAACATCACGCGCTAGCGCGTGACAATAACAACCCAACCATACATCTCGCAACGAACGCTCCCGCCCACTTAACATAAACTCGTATTAGACTATCGTCGTAATACGCCATGAGGGTTGGCATTGCGGGAGGTTCCTTGTTGCGAATCTACGGTCACGGACCGTGCGCATGTTAATTTCACAGGCGTGGTATCGACCGTACGTCGAACCATGTACTATTACGTCTAGCTATGACTGTGACTACGCGTTATGGTTATCATTAGAACTCCCGCTGACGCTATGCGTTGGCGATACCCGCTAATTTCCTTTCTTTTTTTTATTGAATTGCGAATAACTCGGACGTTACTTCTAGCGGGTATCGCGAGCGTAAAGCTCTTTTTCGAACCTTTTTCATATCTCTCCCGAAATCCTTGTGTGTCACCTCCAAGACACGCGAGGGTTTTTTTCTATAATTAATTCTACAAGTGTCGTTTTCGAATCTTCTTTGACGAATCATCATAATCATCTCGTAATCGAATTCTTTTACGTAGACACATCCCCTAAATTCTACCGAATGGCGTCTATTTAGTGATAACCTGAAAATGGCTTTACAAACGGTATCTCCATACCGTTCGTGATCTATTATGTAAGCTGAATAGCTTACGCTAACTCATTGATGCCTTCGCATCAACGGGTTCAATTTTGAAAAATTAAAATTTAAGAAAGGTTCGAGATCATCTCGAAAGGTAAATTAAAATGAATAAAGTAATTCTTGTTGGACGCACTGTTGAAGCTATCGAATTGAAGAAAGTTGGTAACGACAACAAATCTACAGTTACTACTCAAATCGCTGTAGGACGCAGCTACAAAGACGCTCAAGGTAACAAGGAATCAGACTTCCCAACTATCGTTGCATGGGGTAAAACAGCTGAAGTTCTTGCTGAAATGACTGCTAAAGGTTCACTCGTAGGTATCGAAGGCGAATTGCGCACTCGCTCTTACGAAAAAGATGGCGCTAAACGCTACGTAACAGAAGTTCTAGTAGACAAGGTTGACTTGCTCGAATCTAAAGCTCAAACTGAAGCTCGTAAAGCTAACGCCTAAGACTAAAACGTTTCATTGATTTCTCCTAATTACCCTAAGCAAATCAGCTTAGGGTTTTTTTTATAATCTATTCTTACCTATAATATTATAGGTCGTCGCACCTAGAAAGGAACCACTTATGGATACTTATACTCTAGCCGTTTACAGCTCTGGTTTCGGACCAATCGCTATCGAAAATAAATTAACAAAACGCGAAATGTTCCAAAAATTAGTATATTATACGAATAAACACCATCAAAAATTATCAGAGCGTACCTATAAACGCTGTTCCAATGCCCTCGCCAATCTCGCTAAATTACTCGATTTAAAAGAAGGCGACTATGATCGTGATAACGCAATCGTCGTAGAACTACAGAATCTCAAAAAGATTTTACATGAAGATACGTCAGAGGCGCTCGCGTACCTCAAATATCAAGACGACGATCCTTACATCGTTCTCGAATTCCTCTACAGAGATCACAAAAATCACGAAGAATTCGTCGTCTTCGCTAAAAAAGAACTATAATATTAACGGAAAGGAACTACTCTAATGATTGACTTGTTCGATACTATCTCACAACAACTGCCCAATATTCTCAATCGTATCACTTCAGCGAAATTCGCTAATCAAGACTTCGATACCGATAAACCTCTACCCTATCACGATAATCGACTCAAATTGATCCTACCTCTCGATCGAAATACCGATATCACACTCACTCTCACACGCACACGCGCGGGTAAACGCATCAGTTACGATCCAGAAACTATTCTCAAATATTACCGTAAGGCGTCTATCACAATCGGCCCACGTAATAGCAATCGTTGCTATCACGTTAATTTACGTTTCTTTAAAGGCGAAATCGTACCGCTTCAATGCGATCTAAAAATGACCAAGATAATCGATGACGAACATCACGCATTTCCACAATTCAATGCGACTAACGTCAACGAAGCAATCTCACGTGCTCTGAACGTACAACCCGTCGCCGACTCTGAATATCCTACTAATTTCTTCTTCGAATAGGAGGTCTATATGAAACATCGTCTACGCTTTGTCGCACAACAATACAAAAAACATCCGCAAACGATTATCGCGGACATCCTACTACTTGTCTATCTCATCGCACTCTTCGCTGGCAAAATGGATCCTATTCTCGCAAGTATTCTGGGGTTGATTCTTGCAAGCTACATCACAATCCTATACAATAAAGTCTCCCGATGAGTGCATCTCGCGAGAATCTCCTGAGAGTATTACTATATCTATCTTCTATCGAGAATAGGTATAGTTTTTTTTTCGTGCACGGACATGCGCCATAATAGCTCTGCGAGAAACTCACAACATGCGCCTCCGCGCATGCGATTTCTATCTCGAAATCTATATCTTATTCTAAAGGAGAATCATCATGATCAAAACTCTTACACGTCTCGTTCTTATATTCCTCATAGCAGTTATTCTATCAGGTCAAATCGAACGGTTCGCTTTCATCATCCCTTGCGTATTAGTCGCGTTCTGGGGGGCACTCATCCATAATCACGACAAAGTCAAAAAAGCACGTCTCGATGCGCTTATCGAACAACAACGTCGTGAAAAAGAAAAATTACTCGCTAAACGTGAAGCATACAACCGTATGATCTCTACGCCACGTCACTTCTAGAAAGGAACTCTCATGAACTTCATTCTTACATTCATTCGCGATCGTGACTATAACAAAAAAATCACATTCGAACTCGTCGCTGAATCATTCGCTGACGCTGACCGTCGTGGACAAAACTTACAAGAACTCCTCGACGCTACTCTTATCGATGTCTACCCAGCATAGACATCACGTATGCTAACCTATAATATTATAGGTTAGCGCAACTTAGAAAGGAGTCTAAAAATGAAAACACCAACTGAATTGAAAAAAGAACATCAATTGTCTGATGAAGAAATCACAAAACAAGTAAACAAATCATCAAAGCTATTAAAGATTATAAAGATGAAACACACATTCGTCTCGTTAAAAAACCATTTACTAGTGATCTCGTTTCTATCCCTACACATAAATACGACAACCCAACACCTCTGGGGAATCATCTCGTCGAACAATGTATTCGCATCCTAAGTGACAACGGTTACGATGCATATATTGACGAAGATACCCTAAGAATCACATGGTAATCACGTCACTCCTCTAAATGCACTATTGGCTCTCGGCTACCCGCGAGCATTTTATATTATGATACATGAAAGACAGTTAAGCTGTCTATATGTACGCGTACAACTGCTGTATTTCGTGTACAGCATACCAGCACCCTATGGCAAACAGCTGTAGGGGTTTTTTATCGATCACATACCGTAGTAACCTCCGATACTTATACTACAAACAGTTTGCCCATATAAACAAAATTATAGACCTTTCGCGAAACTCAGGTCTAGTTATCTTAAATTGATAACGTTTGAGGTAATCACGTAAGCGAAAGCGTGATACGCCTCGCGGCTTAAGCTTTTAAGTCGTCGCTTTCGGCGGAATGCCGTCTGCGCGGATTGAAATTGTAGCATGATACTATGAAAAGCGGTACTTCGTGTGTGATCCACCAACAATCACCCTGCGGCGAATGGCTGTAGGGTCTTTTTTTGTCAACTGCGTCGGACCGAACGTCCGACCATTCACTATTATAAAAATATCTTTTAAGGAGTAAAATCAAATGCTATCTATTAAATGCGGTCGCGAAATCACTGTCCATATCCCTCTTGACGGAAATGTCCCTACACTCCACGCGCGCGATGCCGTTGTCGAGCTAGATACCATCATCCCTATCACAGACGGTGTGAAATTTCTCAACAGTGACCTTAACATCGCAATAGAAGTCACTGACGAGATCCTCGTTACATCGCCTATTGCATGTGTCCGTGTATACGCACCTGACGCACTCGCACAAATCCAACAATATTTTATCAACTCTTGCACTCTCTAATCAGTATCTATTCAGATACTGATTTTTTTTTTCTATACAATATATCTGCACGTAATTAGTGTAAGTTTAGTGCGTCCATTATACTAGAGAGTTGTGCATCTGTTGAGTAAATCTCACAAGTGTTACTATAGAGTAGTGCTGTATAGTTAGCTATCTGCATGTGTTTCGTGTAAAAAGCGCACGGGTTCTTCTCTTGCGATGCGAACCCTATACACTCGCTAATTGTAAGTCTCGTGCGTGACTTACAATAGACTCGTGCATGAAACTTCGTTTCCGTGTGCGCTTACGTGCGCGTCAGAGTGTCTCGCCCTACGCATCGCTCGCGATACTTCGGTTAAGAAACTCTGATGTGACCTCCACCAAGTACTTTCGTACTGGACTTCGGTCACGTATCTCTTACGAGATACCTCGCGCACATCCTTTCCGCGCTGCATCACTTCAGCTATCTCGTCGAGAGAACTTCCGTGATGAGTCATTCTGACGAATGATCGCGCGGTTCCCCCTCCCCGCCTTTTCACCTCGTATTTGTCACTTGACCGTGTGGTGTACATGTGGTATTTGGTAGTGTCTTCGCGGACGTGCATCAATACAGGATTTCGGGACGGAATATCGTGACAATGGACACGTGTGAAGGGCTTCGCACACGCATGTCTCTCGCGATGTCTCGCTCAAGAAATGCTCGTAAGTGTATCGGCATAGATACTGCACCGAAACCCCTCGCAAGTGACACTCTCACGAGGTCTCGTGTCGTGTAACTGGCTCAGTATATTGTGCGTGATATTCGTGCGTAGCTATGACGAAGTACGTACGCGAAGGCGGACGGGGGAAGAGCATAAGATAATGTGTGTACCGTCAAAAATTTCTGTCCCAATTTTCTGTATAGAAATTCGTCCGAGAAGCACAAAAAAAATGACACGCGAACGCATCATTTTTAAATATCAATCATCGAGTATAATCAGTATGACGATACCGATCAATCCAAATGTACCGACGATTGATCCTAACAGAACCTTATGCTCCACAATCTTCCTCAAAATCCATTTCGTACCATCATTCAACCACTGAGTCATCTGTGCTTGACCTCCATGATTAAACCAATAGACGCCCCAAATCACAAGACCGATCATGATAACTGTAATAGAAATTCGAAATATCAATTTGAGGATATCCTTTAAGTCAACAGTAACCATCAAAGTCACCACATCCTTTCAAATTAACAATTCTATTATAACCTATTTAGAGAACAGAATCAACAACAAATTGAGGCGTCACCCGTCCGTTCCATTCATTAATTCCTAACATGCCTGTAAACTCAACAATCGAACCTCGTTGACCACTCATCACTTTATCAATATGCGCTTTCGTCTGATAATTCCAAATCAAAACATCAAACAGACCTGTAGCTAATTTCAAATGTTGCCGTTCAGCACCCATCTGTTTAATCGCCTGTAATGTACCCAACTCAATACTATATTTCACTGGGACTCTACCGAAACCTTGACCAAATGGTTCGAGTGATGCAACATAATCACAATACTCTGGCACAAGACCTGCATCAGAATCATGCACATCAATCACATTAACAGCAATCGAGGTAGAATTTGACCGTGCTTTTTCTTCAGCGCGACCTACTTCATGAGCCAACGCAATTTTAAATTCATGCAAATACTCAGAATGAATCGCACAACCCAACGCACCCGCATGACCACCCCACGAAACGAACCACTCAGGATTCCGACTATGAATCAACGTCATGGCTTTACCCATATGAAACCACTCAGGTGCACGACCGGAACCATGCAAAACATATCCCGGCAATACTGATTCATCTGACACAAGCAAACCATCACCTGTAATCTCATAAGAAAAGACAACAGTTGGTAAATCAAATGAACTTGTTAATTGTCCCGAAACCAAACCCGGATAGCCAATACCCGCATCAATTACCGTAACCAATGAATCATATCCGTGCCATTTAGCCATAGCTGCTTGACTTAAAGCATTCGATCTATTTTTACGATGTTCATTAATAGCCCACAATTCTTTAGCATACGTTCGAGATCTCGTAACATCATCATCCATGAAAACTTGAAACGCATATTTAGACGTAGACATCACTCGACGAGACGCATTGAGCATAGGACTAATATAGAATCCAATTGTGTCAGCATCCACGCCATACTTCAATTTACCATTGTCTTTTAATTCCTCTAATAACGCCCAAAGACCCTTGAACGGACGAAGATATTCTTTTGGCGCAGAATTATCAACATAAAAATTAGAAAGATACGACACTGTTTCTTTGACCAAGAAACGATTTTCATCAAGCATATCCATCATATCCGCAACAGCAGAAATACCAGCAAACGGATACAAAGCGTTAACCCAAACACGTTCTTGATCAGAGCCATGTTGCTTAGCATATAAACTCATCAATTTATACGCAACTTCACCACCACAAATAGCTTTAAACGGATACGTATTATCATAAAACGAATTTGGATTAACAATAACATCGGCTTCGGGTTCTTCTTCTACGCCCGGATGGTGATCCGTAACCAATACAACTAAACCTCTTCGTTTAGCCTCCGCTATACCCTCATACGCCTTAATGCCATTATCCGTTGTTATAATAACATCTGCATTAGGCATTTCTTTCAAGGCCTCATTAAGACTCTCCACAGACAGCCCATACCCGGTATCCATTGTTGGATAATACACATGAACATCTTTCCAGCCCAATGCATACAATGACGCATAAACAATAAGTCCTGACATAACACCATCTGAATCATAATCAGGAATTATCAATATCTTTTTACCACGCTGTTCGTGCAAACAATCAACCCATTCCTGCGCACGATGCAACAAAGAACCATCATGCCAATCAGCAATAGTGGAATTAGTTAGTTGATCATACCGATCGGCAGTCATCCCCGTTATTCTGTTAAATTCATCAATTAATCGATTCGTCATATACATCTTTCTAAATGCCGTCCAAGACGACATTAGCGTAACAAAACACAAAATTATAAAAACAGTTACGCTCGTTTTAAATTACAGTCTTATTATATCACAAAATACAAATAAATGCCAAAATTTAGAGCGTTTCACGCTCATATTATCGTCGACAATCGACAGTGATTTTGGTAAAATAGACTTAAGGACACTCGTCAAGAATAGAACTGAATTCTATTCGCTTTATATTGTGAAAAAATCATGTATGAGACCTATTCAAGATAGGTGCTACTAAAATCGATTTTATAAGCAATTAAGAGTGTTCTGAACGAACACTCTTTTTTTATTTAGGAAGGACATCAATGGAATATTTAGTATTTGATAACTTTTGGGATATTGAATCATTCGAAAACGTATATACCGTTGCTTACTATTACCCCGCCCGACGAGCTCTAGAAGTTGAATTCATTGACGATGACAACTTAGGTTTAGCGTACCCCCAAGTTCAATACACAACAGCAAAGAAACTTGTCGAATTCTTCAACATCAACCACGAACTAGATATTGACGCAATTCGATTCATTAACCTAAAAACAGTTGCTGGTGCTGTAAATTATATTAAACGTTTTGGTGTAGCGACATCCGATACCTTAATTGACCGCACAAAAATGCCAAGTCAAAAATCATTAATTGAAAGTCAACACCAATACAGAATCCTGCGACCTCTCGGAAAATTCGCAAAATGGGATGAATACTGGCACTATCCTGTAAAAGATACAGACCCTGATTACAATCCAAACGTTCACGGTCGTTTCTTCGGATACAACTCAACCAACTATGATGAAACGGTAACATCCGCTGTTATTCATGAATTACTCGCAGAACTAAATGCAGTATTCTCAATCAAAGCTGACAAATCAATCGAGGAAATGATTCAAATTCATGCGCAAAACGGATTCGCCAACATCATACTGAACATTACAGCCGAACGCATTCGTAAGACAATCAATGACCGTTTGTTTGATGAATACAAGAAAAACATGCCTGAGTTCTTACAATACGAAGATGAAACAAATCAATACGGTAACACATATCCTCGTAGAAATTTCAACTCAGATAGAAATGCAACAAGACGAGCATGGCGCCTGACTAACCGCTTCATAGACGTGTCGCGATTAAACGAAAAAATGTCAAAAATTGCCTTAAAACGAGTCATGTCATATTTAGGATTAACAATCAAAGAAGCAGACACATCCAATAACGTACGTGTTAAAGACTTAGAAGATCTCATAGATAGAATCATCTACAATGCCTCTGACGTAGTAAACCTTCGATACGTATTCGAACATAAAGCATACGCAGTACCATATGATCTACACGGTAAATTGCTCGAACGTTACCCTCAAACGATCTACAATCATAACGGTGATGAAATCACGCCGGACATTGATCCACTGAAGATTCGTACAAATCGACTAACATACGATTCAACATCTGCAAAATTCGTAGAATTCATCGTATCGCCATATAAAGCCTTGACTGATAACGAAACAGTTAGCTTTATGTATCCGTCTAAATCCGCAATTAAACGTATTAAACGTCTCACAGGTAAAACCATTAAACAGTTTGACGTCCTAGAAGAAACCCACAAATGGTTCCTTAAAAACGTAACAGATGATCCAACAACAGAAGCCTATCAATCATGGATGAACGTATATAACTTCTATGCATCCATTCGTGGCAAAAACTTCAATGATGGCAAACAATACCGTGAAGACTATCCACATATGGAATTCGACGAACGTACGAAATCATCAATTTATATCACAGAATTAATGGAAAAATACAACACGAACATTTTCTATTACAACCGTGATTTAACAAAATCATCCTGTTACGCGACCATGTCTATTGGTGGTATTCATGGTGCCGAAATTCACCAACGTCGATACCATTACGATTGCGATATAGTTGAAAGTCATAACAACAAAATCCAACAGATTAAAGATATGACCGAAAACGGAACAGTTCAAGAAGCGTTAAATGATTTACCACCAAGAGTTACACTATCATCAGGTCAAGAGGTGAAAGTTCGTGATTTCATTAAAAACCCTAAAAAAACAATAACGGGTAATGAAAAGAATCCAAACAAACCATACGGCGAATGGAAAATTAAAGAAAAGCCTCAACTATTCTCACTCAAAAAACGTCAAAACTCTGATCTTAAAAAATGGGAGCTTGCCGAAAAATACAAATACGTATCAACCGGCATGGCTAACCACGAGGACTTCGCATCATACTACCCACTTCTTCTTTCAATGTTATCTGCCTTTGAAAACATCGCACGTGGTCTAGATGAAAATGGCGAATATATTGATGTCTATTACGAACTATTCCAAACACGTCTGACTGAGAAAAACAAAGCCAAAGACATGTCCCTTTCTGATGACATTCGAGAACTAGCCGAAATCACTCAGTTATTGATGAAACTTCTCATCAACGCTGCATCAGGTGTAGGTGATGGAAACTTCGATACAAATCTCCGTGTAAACAACAAAGTAATCGCAATGCGCATCATTGGACAACTATTCAGTTATCGTATTGGCCAAGCCGAAACACTTGCGGGTGCAAAAGTACCATCCACAAATACTGACGGTTTGTATACTATGAACATTTCACCTGAAGAAAACAACAAAGTATTGTTCGACACCGTTGCGGACATGTACGTTGATATTGAACCTGAAGTATTGACGAATTTCATTTCTAAAGATTCAAACAACCGTCTCGAAATTCATATCAGTAAAAAAACGGGTAAAGAAGAAATCGCGGCAGCTAATGGCGGTTCACTAACAGCTTGGCAAGGTCCTGCGCCCGTCAACAACTTAGCACACCCCGCAATTGTCGACCGTATTCTCGCAGAATATTTATGGAAAAAAGAAGACGCGTCAAACAAACATTTTGATCGAGACTTCGCACGAAAACGCTATATCGATTTCGTAAATGATCATCTCGTATCAGATGAAAAACGTTTCGAATTATCACGTTTCTACCAATGGATCCTCGCATCAAGTCCAAATACACAACGTTATCTATACCAAAAAGAAACACAAATTGTAAATGGTACTGAAAAAACAGTATTGCTTCCTATGCAACACTACAACCGAGGATTCCTTGTAAAACTAGATTTCTTAAACAAAGTGCGTGAACTCAAAAACCAACCACAAATTAAGAAACTTGAAACATTGATCGCAGCAAAAGATTCAGCTAAACCAAAAGTATTAGATGCGCCTGAAATTCTAGACGCAGTTCGTATTCACAAATTAAACGGTTACTTTGCACATAAAGACAACAGTTATTCAAAAACAGTTAAAGTAAACGGACTAGATCCAAACATGACCGTCTTAATTGATAACGAAACACAAATCAATAAATGTAAACCAAATCAATATAACGAATTTGGAGCAGACTTTATTGAACACGTTATCGACCACGAAGCATATTTAGACCTCGTTCAAGACACCTTTGAAAGTTCTTGGTATAACGTACAAGAAGAGTTTGGTGAATTTGATAAGAAACCTCAAACTCGTCTTATGAAACTAGAAAAAGCATTAAAACAAAAATAATGAGGTATACACATGGCAACAGATAAAAAATTAGATGTAATTACACATAAACAAAAACTAACAACATACAAAAACTACAAAGCTGTACCATGCACTCAACTTAAACGTAAGCGGACGGCCCTCTTTTTAGGGTCATCTGCTTTACTTTTAATTAGCGCTATTATATTAATATGGCTAATTTTGAGTGTGACGGGTATTACGCCCAATAAAAACGTCTGGGACTTTTTCAACAAATTCACCTAAGCGACCGAAAAAGTGGGTACAATTAAGTCGATTTGGGTCTAAAAACAGCGGATTTGGATACCTAGTGGGTCACCCTAAATCCTTTCGTACTGCGCGATTTCGCCTAATTGTACCCAAATACCCATTTTCTTATAATATAATATAATAAAATAAAAGAAACGTTAGAAATGGATAATTTGATACAGTTTTAAAATACTCTATATATGAAAATTAAAAAGTATGGGTAAAGTGGGTATTTGGGTCAAAAAAGAATCGTAAACACCCCATTAACCGCGTAGGAATAGGCTTTTTTCGAAAAATCAGCTCTGACCCAAATATCCAAAAAATGGGTATTCGACCCATTTTCGACTGTTTTTGACCCAAAATTGATTTTTTAAAGAAAGTGATAAAAATATGACACAACCAACAACTTTTATTTCACGTTCACTCGTAAACGAGAAGTATGAAAAAATACCAACAACATTCAACAAGTCAATTATCAAACAAGACGACATATATATGCCTATGCACATCTTCGGAACCGGTTCAAGCGGTAACTCAATTTGGTTGAAAGACTTAAATCTCCTTGTAGATCTAGGCCTTCGGAAGAAAGTATATCTTGAATACGATCCTCTGTTTTTTGACAAACTCGAATATATCATCATCACACACCATCATGGTGACCATCTTGAGCCGTCCACTCTGTTTTACGTTCTTGATAATTATCCACATATCAAGGTCATCATTTCAAGTTTTTTATGGAACTATGTTATGTCTCCTCTTTATCGACCAACTCGTAAAAACGGCACACCAACATATCCGTATCAACCAAAATTTGAAAAATACAAAAATAGATTCATTGAAGCAAAACCACAGTGGCTAACACTGAATAACTCTCAAATCGCGTTACTTCAACCACGTACTATCAAACATGGTGACATCGTAAACATTGCCTTAGAAATCTACCATCGTGAAACCAACCTAAGAATGTTATACTGTACCGATATTGACAATTTAAAAGGGGCTACATCATTCATTTCTGTATTGAACTCAACCGAAACAGTTGACGGTCTCAATCAGGATACAACTTACAACGTCATGCTTCTTGAAGCGAATTACACTGAAGAGAAAATTGTAGAGTGGCTCGAAAACACAAAACAAGCCATTGACGCCGATACAAACTTAACACCTGACGAAAAAATTCACGAATGGAATAATGCACTTGTTCGTGCAAATAACAACCGTCGACACATCTCTGAAGAAGAAGCACTTCCTTATGTTCAACGTATGCTTGATCCGTCTGGCATCTTCGTACCCCTGCATCCATCTAGCATGTTTGGGACATTATTTCAACAATAATGTCTTTTCAATAGCACCTAATCCGACGATTAGGCGCTTTTTTGTTTGACATCTTTCAAGATTTTTGTTATAATAATCTTGTCTGAATGACACAAAATAATTTTTTTATAGAAAGGCAGAGGAAATATGCCAGAAAATAAACGAATCGCTAATACAAGTCTTCGCGCAGGAGACGAATTTATGTTAGAAGGTATTTTGTCATACGCACAAACAAAACGTCCACGTAAAAATGCCTATAACGCAACACAATACGAATTCCCAATCACACTTGCATTTGACGCAGCACACCCAATCCAAGTACACGTCGATAGTTCGCTACCACAAGCCGAACAAGATCGTATTCGTGCAGCCGCAAATCAATATATCTTGAACGGAGCTAAACCCGACAAACACAATCCATCTGTAAGTAAGATTTATTTATCTAAGAAAGCTCGATTCACAACTACACCTAACTTCAACGATTACAATGACATCCTTGCTAAACTCGAACCTAAATCAATGATTCCAACACTAAAAGAATCAGAAAACGGCTACGACGTTTACGAAGGAAACGATCCCACTCAAGATACAAATCCAGTATCTCGTGTAATCATCAATGTATATCAATACACCGGACCACAAGGTCAAACTGGTATTACAGACGGTATTCAATATATCTTGTATCCAAAAGATATGATTCCGTTCGCAGGTGGCGGTGGTGTGAAATCACAAATTGAAAAATTCGGTGTTCACTACAACGGTGCTTCAGCTACAACAGCTCAACCACAACCCACTGTAAGCGCACCAACTCCAAATGTAGACGCATTTGCAGCAACTCAAACGGTTACGCCCGCACCTACACCAGAGGCAACTCCATCATTTGGAACAAACCCATTCGGTGCACCAGCTGGAACTAGCCCTTTCGCGACACCCCAAGATTCACCTTTTGGAAATAACTAATCAAACAAATTAAATAGACCTGACTTTCACTTGAAGGTCAGGTTTTTATTTAACATAAACTAAATAGACAAGGAAAAATTATGGTATTTGATGGAAAACAGAATGACGTTTTTGGCGTTATTCCACAACAACCACCTCATGTATTCGCAAGTAATCCATTAATCGCAAAAATAGCAAATGACGAATCCTGGTCTGTATCTGATAAAAACAAAGTACCTGTTAACTTTAGACGTTTACAAGAAACAGGTTCAGTTATAAACGCAAAACTTAACGAAAATCCATTTGTAACACTACACGCTATCGATCAAGATCCAAATTTTGACATGGTGAATCGAATGTATCGCTTATCCACTTTAGAAAACCGTGTAATGATGATCGACATCGAACCTAAAGAAGACGATAACGTGCTTTTGTGGTGGTCACGTTTTCCCGCACATTATGCAGAAACATCCAAAAATGGAGGCTTACATCTTCTTTTACAAGTTCCTGAAGAGTTCATTACTGATGAGAACAGTTATATTTTTGACACTTTAGTTCAAATAAAAGAAAACAATCGCGGAACTAGTGAGTATCTATTTAATCGGCACAATATAACATTTACTAAGAAAATGTTTAATAAACCACAACCGGATTTCCGAAAAGGAACCAATGACGGGAATTGGCTCGAATGGTTATTAAAACACCTTGTCGAAATAGATAAAGAAGCAAAAGAAAAACGACTACAAATTGAGACAGCCCCTGATTTCGACGAAGATAATCTCAATATTAACTACATCAACCAACAATTATCTAAACCTGAAAACGCACCTATGCGCGGATATATGTTTCATGATGTTATTATGACCAAACAATTCACAGATAATCTTTTAGATCCATCACAAAAACCTGACCATTCAGCTCGTGAATATTCAAATCTCTTAAAAATACACAGACAGTTAATAAAAACAGCCAACTCTCTCATAAAACAAGATGAGGCTATGAACTCTGACTATTACGAAACAAGTGATCATTCACGTGAAATGACAGCTAACGATTTCATCTATCTCGCATATCTATTCGCAAAAGAACTAATACCTTATCGAGATAAACATGAAGAATATCGTCATGGATTACCATGGTTACTCTATCAAAGTCAACAAGCGTATTACTACATCAAATATAAAGACCAAGAAAAGGAGTCTCCCGAATATGCCCATTTCTATTCCATTGAGACACATTGATCGAATGTTCCCATACGAATTTTATGCGGAACTTTTCGAATCATTCAATGAATATGTACCATCGATGAACACTTTTTCATTAAAATCAATTAAGGGATCAGTACCAAACGAAAAAGAAATATACTACAAAGAACGTGAATCACTCAAGGATATGTTTAAAAAACTATCTAATCATAATGTGATTCATATTACACCAAACCTTCAGGTTTTAATTAATATGCCGGTGACCGCTAAAATTTTACTGCAAAATCCACCATTAGAACAAGCTTATATGTTTGTTCAGTATTACGGTACAATTAAACAACCCCTACTGACACAAGAACAAGACATAAACATTATCAGACAGATACCTGAAATTCTATGGGACGATCCTAATTTACTAATCGGCATATACGATCCAAATCAACAACCTGAAGGTCAAGTATCTATTATTAAAGCGCCTGAGTTTATTCTCAAAGACTTAGCAGACAAGGATAAATTATATGACAACTAAAACTAAAATCTTAACAACACTTAGCGCACTCCTTGCATTTTTTTCAGCTCAATTCGTACTCATGTCCATTAATACCTTTGGACAATATGCATACGGAATGTTGAATTTTTGGATTGCCACAGTAATAACAGTAATCTGTACAGCCTATTCCTATATCACCATTTCAAAACATGACACAAAACATCCACGAAAACATGAATATAAATATAGATATACATTACTCGCCATAGGGATTTACTATCTATTTCTCGTTATTCTCACGGTCATATTGATGAAACTAGGTATTACAGTACAAAAACAAGATAATCAATCCTCAATCGATAGTCTCTTCAAAACAAGCGCAGTTGTTTTAGTTCTATACGTTACAATTATTGCGCCAATCATTGAAGAACTTCTGTTCAGATATATTCTACCGAAAGCTTTCAATTTCAACAAAATCGCCGAAATCATCGCTTATACTGTAGGGTTTATCTTATTCGTAGCACTACACATGCCAAATGGTATTACAGGTTTACTCACATACGGTGGAATGGGGGTATTATTCACATTCATGCGCATCTACTATGACAACATCAATGCAAGTATCTTGACACATATAACATGGAATGTTATAGTAGTGGCAATCATGTTATTATAAGGACAAAAAAAATATGAAACAAAACATCTTAAAAATAACAGCTATTGTAGGTGTACTACTCATTGCATTTGGAGCTCATTATTACATTATGCACGAAAGGCCACTTCGTGAAATAGTCTCTAAATCAGAAACGCCATACAAACAAGCATCAATTGTATACAAAACAGTGCGAATTTCAGGGGACGACCAAAACACACCAAATAAAGACTTCCAACAAATAGCAACAAAAGCCATTGCTAATAAACCAGTTGTATATCTCCTTTTTAAAACAGGCTGTGAAACATGTCAACGTTCATTTCCTATTGAACAGGAATTCATTAAAAAACTACCGGAAGAACTTCAATCTAGAGTATACTACGTTAATGCTCAATCTGATTTCGGTATAGAACTTAAAGGGAAATACAATATTAAAACAAACAGTGCCGCTGTATTAGATCTACCTGACACGAAAAACCCTAGAGTTTATTCACTTAAACACTCAGTAGATCAAATTCGAGACACTCTTACGACTGTATTCAATCTTTTGCGTAGTCACGCAAATTAATCATCTAAAACAAAAGACCAAGTCTTTTGTTTTTTTTTCTTCTTTCACGACTTATAACGAACGTGCCCTATATGTAGGCACGTTCATATTCTATTATACGAAACTATTTTAAAGGAGCTTTTCATGCCAAATAATACATATACACCAATCCCATTCACTTCAGCGACACCTGTTATTCGAGCATCTATTTTATCAGATACGGTTCCAATTCTTTTAGGAGCACCCGGTATTGGTAAATCATCAATGGTTCGAAATCTAAGCAATGACATTGACGCTCAAGTATTCCCAATTCAAATCAACCAACTTGCAGACCGTAGTGACTTGACAGGACAACGTATCGATAAAGAAACACACACAACGCCATCTGGTGAAACTGTAGAACGTTCTAAATTGTCATTCTTCCCGCATTACACAATTCAACAAGCTATTGACTTTGCTACAGAACATCCAAACAAATTAAGTATCATCTTCCTCGATGAAATCAACCGTGCAAGTAGCGATATCACATCTGCCGCACTATCACTAAGTACAGAACGTACAATTGGTGGTCAAAAATTCCCAAGCAACGTACGTATCGTAGCCGCTGGTAACGATGAAGGTAACGTTGTTGCACTCGATTCTGCATCACGTACACGTTTCCGTTTTATTAAAGTTGCACCTGACGCAGAAACTCTACTAGCTAACGTTGAAAATCTCAACCCGTTTATCAAAGCCGTCATCACAGAATTTCCACAATTAATTGAAAATTATGGACAGCTTTCAAATATCATCTCAACAGATCCCGGCTCAGCTAATTCAGATCCAGACGATGAAGACGAATCATTCGAACTCGATTTCGACATGGACGAAGATGGATTCTCACAAATGTGTGTGCCTCGTACCATTGAATACCTCTCAAAATATCTCAATACCGCCATTCTTAACGATAGTAAATCAGCCGCATCTCGTGCAAGTTTCATCCAACACATGGAAACAATGCCTGATGGAAAAACCCTCTTGCAAGTAGTTATTGAAGGATCTATCGGTACAAATGATTTCACAAACAAATTATTAGACAAAATGTCTGAATTTTACCGTGACCTCTTACAAACAGCTAACACATCACAACAATCACTAAACAATTTACCAACCTTTGATAAAGCATCATTTATGCAAATTGCATCAACCGGTCAAATTGATTTAGAAACACAAGTTATTGAGAATCTAAGCGCTGACACTCGAATCAACATTCTAACAGCATTACTTCTGCAACAAAATGTTAGCCAAATCAACGATAATTCACTTGTAAAACGTACAATTAACAATATCCTACTCAAAAATGATCCACTTCCATTCAATATCAAGAACAGTTTGTATCAAATTGCTACAACTGACCCGACAATGTTATCAAAACTCGCAATTGACGAAGTGGCATCAAATTCATCAAATAATGCATTCTCAGATATTCTTCCAGCCTTAAAACAAGCCGTAACCTATTAGAAAGAAAAACCCATGAAACTAACAATACAAGGAACACCGAGCAACCCACAATTCTATTCATGGGGCTCGGTGCAACCTGATAGAAACCAATCTTACGACGAACTAATTAAACAACATTACATTGAACCAATGATGCAAAACATCAAACTATTTGATGGTTCTCAGGAAATCACATCAGACGAAATTTCAAACGCAATACAAGATTTATGGTTCAACGATAAAGTTGATCCCGATTTAGATCAAGAATTAAGAGATATTTATAACGAACTAACACCATTTAGTTTCCACAGTACAAACTTTATTGACGATCTATATGGATTACAAGCACTAAATATCAATCAATTACCACATCCATCTAATGACAAAAAACAAACCGTCATCTACACAGTTGAAGATGATATTGTCCCATCCGCTCATAATCTATATGCAAAATGGAGTAATGGGGCAATGAGTCTTTTCTTTGCAAGTCTCTATGGATTCACTAAAACACGAAATTACGGAAATGTACTGTTTGTTGCAATAAATTCAGATTCGGAATGGCAATTATATAAAGAAACAGTCACAAAGCAAGCACAACTGCTAAACAACCCACAAATTATTGCCAAAGCTTCCCAATTTTCAACATTCCCCTTTGCAAATCAAATCTCACAATCCGTTATTCTTCAAGAAAACGTAAATACGAATTCATTTGAACACTGTTTGCTACAAGCTATTCACGAACTGGAACCAACTCAAAAACTATTTCCATGTCCAACCAACATTAAAGCCCAAATCATGCCCGCAATGATTGTATTTTTCAACATTACTGAGCTACAAGGAGCTAATGCCGTTGAAATTGCTAATGATTTAAAACAAATCCAACAAGCAAGTGTTCTCAGCAAATCACTAAAAATGATTAATTCTCAACGTTTGCGGACAGCCCAATCCATTGTTCCAAAACAAAATCACCATTCACAATCAAGTCGAAAGAAAGGGCAAATTGTAAGACGTCAAAATAAACGGATTTCAAGTAAACCATTGTCTGCTAAGAAACAACTAGAATGGATTATTAAAACCGTTAAGAAACACTTAACGAATCAACAATCACAAAATTCGTATAAATCCCAAACAAAAACGTTTATGAGACCAAATCGAAGAAACCCCTTCGATCCAAATCTCATGGGCATCTCCACTAAAACACAATACCGCCCAGATATCCACATCTATTTTGACACATCTGGATCAATCACAGAAGATAACTACAAAGCTGCGGCTGTTAATATTATTAAACTAGCACTTAAAATGAACGTAAATATTTATGTAAGTTTTTTCTCACACATTATTACAAAACCAGTTAAACTACACGTCAAAGGTAAAACACCTAAACAAATTTTCAATGAATTCATTCATTTACCAAAAGTAGGTGGCGGTACTGATTTCAATCAATTTTGGGATCAAATCAACTTAGTCGACGCCCATAATAAGAAATCAGGAAAATCATATCGTCTAAATTTTGTAATTACAGACTTCTGCGATCGAGTTCCTCGAAGCCGCGTATTCACACACCAAGAAGCGGCTGTTAAAAACACTTTTTATCTTCCAATCATGCCAACTAGCAATAGTTATGATACATATACAGACATTGTAGAATACGCAAAAGAATTTGCACAAGCTATGTATCAAAAAGGCATCGATATCTATTCACACCTCATCATGTAATTAGCCCCTAAAACGCCCTCTACGCGTTTTTAGGTGTTGATGGTATATTTATATTAATCTCCGCTTAAAATCGCATAGAAAGGGAAATAATGACCTTAAAATTGATTACAGACAAGTCCTCTATCCATGACTTCTCAAAACGACCAAAAGATGATCCAAACTCAAATGGATCTAATTCATCAAATAACAACACTAACCCCAACGCAAATGCCCAATTTTTTATGGGTGGTGTTTTCGACCCATATTCAAATAATGGACAATCAAATGGTGACATTCCACCTGAACTCGTAAACTTAACCGAAAAGGCTCGCAATGGAGAACTCCAAAAAGCTCTTTTCCGTGATGATGAAACACTCGCTCTCATTAAATCACTTTCGCGCAAAAAAAAATCAAACGCTCTCCTTATGGGTGAAGCTGGTGTCGGTAAAACCCAACTCGTTGAAAACTTAGCCTTACTCATGGCTAATAAAGATCCAATCGTTATCGACATGATTGGCGAACATGAAATCTACGAACTTCCATTATCACAACTCGTAGCAGGTAAAGGAATTGTAGGTCAACTGGAAGATTCTGTAAATAACATTATTGAATTCTTACTCGAGACAAACGCCATCGTATTTATCGACGAAATCCACATGTTATTCGACAATCGTGATTCACAAACTTATTCAAAAATCGCACAAATTCTAAAACCGGCTCTTGCTCGCAATCTTAAAACCATTGGTGCCACGACAAGTTCTGAGGGAACAAATATTTTGAAAGACCCTGCAATCAATCGACGTTTTTCAACAATCAACGTTCCAGAACTTTCTATCGAACAAACAACACAAATCATCGATTTGATTATGGACGACTATGCAAAATTCCATAATGTTCTAATCCAAGCGCAACAACGAACGTCCATCATCGATACAATTATTACGCAATCCGAATTGTACAAGAAGCCAAACAACCACAGACCCGATACGGCTATCACATTGATGGATACGGCTTTTGCTGAAACAAAGATGAGATACACCATTACACCCGTACCTCAAAATCTCACAGCACCGCCTCACTTCGTAAACGTAAACGACATCAAAAAATCAGCTCTATCACAATTTCAAATGGTTGAGTTGACACCAAACCTCGTTTCCAACATCGCAAATGAATTAAACAAAAACATCATTGGCCAAAATCATGTCAAATCAACAATTGAACAAGCATTAAAACGTCAAAGTTTAAATCTTGTTCGACAAAAACGACCAAATGTATTCTTATTTGCGGGGCCAACCGGTACTGGTAAAACACAAATTGCTCGTGAAATTGCTAAAAGTTTATTCGGTACGGAAGAATCTTTGATTTACATCAACATGAGTGAATACGCAAACAATGGTGACTTAAACGCTATTGTTGGTTCCCCCGCGGGATATATCGGATCTGATGACAACTCAGAATTACCACTTCAACCTCTCACAAACAATCCGTTTTCAATTGTTCTTTTAGATGAGTTTGAAAAAGCTCACATTGAAGTACAACAATTCTTCATGCAAGCTTTTGACAATGGTAAAATCAAAATGAAACGTCGAAATGAAGAAATTGATACTTCTCGTGCAATTTTTATTTTAACAACAAATGCGGGTGCTCAAGACTTTAACAAAAAGACTATCGGTTTTGGAGCCACTCAAACACATTCCAAGAAAGAAATCTCTGATATTCTGGAACAAAACTTCAAACCAGAACTATTAAATCGCATGACTTATAAATTTGTATTTGATTCAATCACAAAAGAAGATTTCACAAAAATATTAGCTGTCAAATACAATAAACTTGTAGCTGAAGCTCAAGATTTACACCCGGAATACACTCTAATACCAGCGTCCCTTGATGTTAATAATCAACAAGACATGGATTTATTAAAACCAATTGCGGATGAATTTTACAATCCAAATGAAAATGGACGTCCTGCCGAGAGAGCCATCCAAGAATATATTGAAACTCAAATCTTAAACCAATACAACCAAACACAAATCGCGTTATTCTAAGTAAGGTCTTGCTTAGAATAACCATTCATTGAAAGGATTATTCTAACATGCCTGTAACCATTACCCAAAATAACGACGGTTCTATGAATATCACCGGAAAAGTTGCAACAACAAAGAAACTCACCCCTAAATTCTTTAACACAGCTCTAACAGGTTCACCTCAGTCAGCAACACGTGGTTATTTCAACGTTAATTCTCACACTTTTGATCAAAAAGCAAATGATAACCTTGTAATTGATGATTATCAATTAGCAACATTCGAAAATCGCATCAATTATCGTTCAGCTCAGTATAGCTCAAATGCATATGTCGACCACAAACAATATTCATTCACAGAAGCATCACCTGTACAATTAACCCCAACATTCTACCAAATTAACGTAACAGACAATATTTCGTTCTACAATACGGTCTTACCACTAGATACCAAACAATCAAATTTTGGAAACATCCATAAATGGACAAAAATCTATGAAAACGCAGATTTCAAAGTATTTGCAACTAATGATATTCTTCAACTAGGTGAATTCAGAAGAAAAAACAAGAGTGGTTCATACGACAAACAATTTGATTATTTAACACAATACAATCTAGCGATTATTGTGGGCGAACTATCAGATGTAACTCATATTAAATACATCGATTCCGATTCAATCAACATTACAGCTAACAACGAAATTCGTCATCCACTAAATAGCGTCTACACAGACAAAACAACAGCGTTAGTATCATCTTCAAATGCACTCACATCATTTATGCGAATCATGTCAAGTTCTCACGTAGACAAACCTATGTTTAATGACGAACTTTCAAAACTCAATGAAAAAGAAAGTGTGTATTCAAATCTAGTTCATCACGCATCTAAACTAGAAAAAAACCCCGTACAAATTTTAGTTGAATTCTTTGATGTCATTCTCACAAAACAACCAAACATGTCAGAGAAACAATTGTTTAATATTCTCAAACGAACAATGACACATATCAACTATTTTGATAAAAAAGACAAATCATTCTTCACAATTTCAGATATGACTGATATCTATGAAGAACTGTTAAAATTCAAACCATTTTTGTCAAATGCGTTGTTCGACGGTGTATTAAAACAAAATATTCGTGTACTTCTTGCATCAAATATTTCAAAATTACGTGCAAATAAACCAAATCTATACCAACCTGACACAACAACACCTGAATGGAAAACAATTGAAACCAAATGGCAATCAAACCCTGATTATTCACCACAACAACGTGCAATTATCTTATCAAAAGAACCACTCGTCATCGCCCAAGCTGGTGCTGGTTCAGGTAAAAGTCACACGGTTGTTGGACGTTTGAGTTACATACAAGAACAAAAAGAAAATCTCAACCAAGCATTAGTTCTATCATTTACAAACGCGGCCGCTGATAACATTAAAGATCGCTTCCCAGATATTCAATCAGAAACGCTAGCTCGTATGTTTGACAATATCCATAAAGAAACATATCCTAATCAAGAACTAGTATCAATTGAGACACTTTACAACACTTTAAAACTACTAGACCTTTCATCACCAATGTTCCAAAACATTCCATCTGATGAAAATCCAAATAAAACATACACAATTGATCAAATTGACAATATTCTTAGTTTATTCAAAACAATTGCAAAAGCTTATGTACAATCACAAATCAGCTTCAAAAAGATTGACCATAATGAACTTTCCGCAAAACTAATCGCATTAGTCTCAAAATATAAGAATGCCATTGAAGTAATTCTTAACTCGATTGGTCAAACGACTCTTGAATTAGAACCCGTTATGATTCACCATCATTTAGCCAACGGCGGTGGTCAATTATCCATTCCAAAAGAATATTCGAATATCAATTATGTCATTACAGACGAAAGTCAAGACATTTCAACGTTCGAATACAACTTACTTCTTGAATTCGTAAACGAAAATAAAGCTCAACTTCTTATTGTCGGTGACGGTTCACAAACTCTTTATGAGTTTCGTTCTAGTGACCCTCGTTATATGAATGCCCTAGAAGCCTCTCAAGTATTCACAACATACAAACTTGAAACAAACTACCGTTCAAAACAAGCTATTTTGTCATACGCAAATGAATTTCTTAAAGTTATTTCTGCAAATGACATCGCTCAAATTCAACTGCAATCAAATGATAAAACACCACTCACATGGAAAGACTATACAGATATTGTATCGATTCAAAACCTCAATGTACCCGGTGCAAATCACTACAACGAAATTTTAAAAGATGTCTTCACATACGACCATATTAAGGAGTACGTTCTTAATAAGTTGCAAAAAGGTGAACAACTCGCATTCGTTGGATATACACGTCAAGAACTTCTTATTATCAAACAATCTCTTGAAAAATTACTAAGTGATAACAATTTGACTATTCCAATTACATCCTTAGTTCAAGAAAAAGCAGGAATTGCTGCTATCTGGACAACAGCTTTAGCTCGAGGAAACAACGATCTGAAAAATCTCACAATCACACCAAATATCAACAATGAGATTCGTCGCATTTTGAATGATTCTCTTGATAATGCATACAGATCTCGTTCTCCAAAACAACGAGCGTTCTACCAATCTAAAATGAACGAAACACTCGATCAACTCTTTGTATCACCTCAATGGATTTATCTCAAGAATCAATTGCTGGCTAGAGCTATCAAAGTATCCGGACTACGCTCATATCTTTATAACCACATGGTTCGTGTTGAAAAGCGTGAAATTTCCGCAAGCAATTATCTCCAATCTAAAGACACGCCAAACGTGAAGGACGCTCAAATCGTCCTATCGACGATTCACCGTGTAAAAGGATTCGAATTCGATAATGTCATGGTCTTCCATAATGCATTTAAAACAAAAAGTGCAAGTGGTTCACACTTACAAGAACTTTTCCGTATGTACTTTGTTGCATTATCTCGTGCGAAAAACTCAGAAATGATTGTAAACGTAGGACCTATGCAAAAGACAGTTTCAGAACACACTATGTTCGAATATCCAATCGAAACTGCAAATTTGTTATTGAAACAAGAACTGCAACCGTGATATAATCAATTATCTTTACGAAAGGACACCTTTTAAGATATGTCAACTAATGAAATTTCAACAAGCATCGCGACGTTAGCTGTAAATACACAGCTAACCCCGTCGCCTGAATTGCAAAAACAACTCGACACTGTTAAAACCAAAGCATCTTACGTTCAACAACTACTGAGTGACTATCGTAGCGATCCTGATAAATTCATGGAAACAAACGATGAAAAGTCAATTACAGCTTTAACGAAAGAATTAGAAGAAGTTCTCAAAATCAAAAAAACTATTGAAGATGATCAAAAAGATTTGAAAACATTCCTAAAACAACAAACAGATGCCATTCAAAAAACAATCGCTGAGACGTTTGCAAACAATGGTTTTGACGAACTGAAAAAAGCAAAAGACGACATGCAAATCATCAAAAACGAACTGCAATATCGTCGAAAAGAAAAACGTTGGGCTGAAGTTGAACCCGTGTTTTTAGAAACACTCACAAAATATCAAAACATCGCTCAATATACACCAGAATTAACCGATTTTGCTAAATTCAAAATTAATAATGCAAAACTTATCAGTGGTGCGGTTAAGCAATCACCTGCAATGTCAACCGTCTTGAAAAAAGTACGCGCACTCATCGCCGATATGGACGCAGCGTTGACGCTCATGATTGAAAACCCATGGGGTCTTAACGGTTCAAAACAAGCATTACTATTACAAGAATTCAAACAGAATCCATCTACGCAATATGTTAATGCAAACGGACCAATTCACAAACAAAGACAACATGACGAAGAAGAACAAGCACGTGTACAAAAAGAACTTCTTGAACGTCAACAAGCAGAACTTCAATTAAAACAAGAAAGAGAACGTCAAGAAGCTCAACGTCTTGAAGAACAACGTAAAATCGCACAATTACAACAAGACGCTTTAGCACAACAAGCATTAGCCGAACAACAACGAATTGCAGAACAAGCTCGCCTCGAAGCCAAAAAACAAGCTAAGTTACTAGAAGCTCAACTAAATGAATTCAAACAAACAGTTGTTCCGAACTCCATTGCTGCGAAATACCCAGCCTATATTGAAGATCTTTTCCGTCGTAATACGAACACTCAATTACAAAATAACGATGTCGCAAAAGCAAACGAATTATGGCATCTATTAAGCAACGTAATTCAAAACAAACAATCGCCTGCTTATTTGTCAACGAACGGTCAGCCCTCAGCGATTCTTGAAATTGCTAGATTCATTATCGATTTATAATAGAGATGTGCGGTTCAACCGTGCATCTTTTTTTATAACAAAAAAGAGAAACCTCGTTTGAGATCTCTCTTTTAAGATTTTTCACGTAACATTGTTCTGCCAATGCTTATATTAAAATCTTTGACATTCGTCTATCTTACTCTACACCCTATATTATACACTAAATAATTATAATGTCAAATTTTAAAAACAAATTGGAGAAAAATATGACACCCAAAGAACTATATTTCAAAAAAATCCAATCAGCTTTAGAAACAACTAAACCTTCAAAAGTTTTTAAGACACGCACTTGGAAAAAAGCACTTGATCTATTCGAAAAAACATACATGGAAAACGGCTTACCGGATGAATTAATTGTTTTTTCAACGAAACATCTATTCACACCTGACGAAAATCGAGCGTTTAAAGAATATCTTGATGAACATAGAAAAACGGTATCTATTTCAAATCAAACACCAAAGTACATCATTGATTTATACTACAACCGTTGGTGTGAGTCCTTGTGTTCGAACAAACTAACACGAACTCAACTAAACCGATATCTCTATCACGATCTTGAATTACATAAGCAGGATGCAAAATTCTTCGGTGATCAAATTCACAGAAAATGGCTAAAATATGAATTACCATCACCCGAAGCTTTAATTTTAACATCGGATTTATTCACAGTTGATGAAATTAGTGATTTATTATACTACGCTAATCGTGTAAATGACGTCACATCCGAATACTCTAAACGACTTGAAGAAATAGACACCGTCACGATTTACGCTCAATCAAAGAAATCAAAAACAATTCGCAAACAACGACAAGAAGTCCGAAAAGAATCAACATACAAACAAGTCCTTGAAGCCGAATATAACATGCACTCACTTTAATCGAAAACGACCCAAAAAAGTGGGTACAATTGGGTCGATTTGGGTCTAAAAACAACGGATTTGGATACCGAGTGGGTCACCCTAAATCCTTTCGTACTGCGCGATTTCGCTTAATTGTACCCAAATACCCATTTTCTTATAATATAATATAATAAAATAAAAGAGACGTTGAAAATAGATAATTTGATACAGTTTTAAAATACTCTATATATGAAAATTAAAAAGTATGGGTAAAGTGGGTATTTGGGTCAAAAAA